GCTGTTCAACAGCAAGGCGGCAGCAACCCGTATTATACCCCCGGGTTGTTTGTTCTGCCGCCGCCCGAAGCTCTCTACCGCTAGTGTGCGGAGGGCGACTCGGCTGCCCAGTGTTGGTTAACGCGGTGTCCTTCCGCGGCCTGTGGTTTGCCTACAGGCTGGCTCTTCTTTATCACGGGGTGATTAGGCCCGAGTCCATTTGTTTTCAAATTTTTAGGCATATGTGTTTTCTTGCTACTCCACTACTATCTACACGCGCGACGCCCCCACCACGCCGGGTGGGGGCCCCTGGGCACAGAGCTACATGAGCAGACGACGTTGGGCGCCGCGAGCGGCCGCGCCGGTAGCAGCCAGAAGGGAAAGGCGGGCCAAACGGACCACCTCACCCCTGACCACATCGGTCGTGGCATCGTACGCGGTGCGCAGCTTGGCGTGGGTGTAGCCAGCCGCGAGGTCCACAATCTCGTCGATCTGAGACCACATCGTGTGTTTCACGCCCTGCGCGGCAATTTGCGCTGGGCCTGCATACAACGTGTACTCCAGGTTAATGACGAATTCGATGAACCCAAGCTGTGTGCTAGTTGGTCCAAAGAAACCCATCACCAGGTTTGACCAACGCGAGTTGTTAGCGTTGGCGGCAGGCGTACCAGCCAAAGACGGGACGTAAAATTCCTTCGTCATGGCTGATGTAGGCCTGGACAACCAGGTGAATGGCTGCCTCACGTCTTGGACGGTGACGTTTGGCAGGAAATTCTGGAGTGCGCCCAAGGTCACAGCCTGGTTATCTTGGCTGTGAGGGGCGACCTCTGTCGACTGAATGTATCCGCCTGAAGCTGTCGACGGAAGCGTCGACCAGTAGCGGACACCAGCAGTCACAACTCGCACTTGTTTGGCGACTTGTGCCAGGAGAGTGCCGTAGGGATTTGAAATGAACGCGCTGGGGCCGTTTGAAATGGGGTAAGAACTCCCAACGGGCGCCTGCACGTCAATGCAATAGTAATCCGGCGAGACCCAGAAGGAGAGCCCGGCGTAGCCGCCCGCCCCGGTGGAAACGGGGTAAAGGATGCTGGCACGATAGGTGCCAGTGTCCAGGGCGAACTCGTCAGGGATCCTCGCGCCAACCGAAGAATCGCAGAATGCATCGACAAGCCCACACACCTTCTCCGTTGTTGCGGGAGATGCGGTCGCGGGCTTCTGCGTCATCTTCATCTTGGTGATTGGCGGCGCGTTGCGAACGACGCCTTTTGCGTTTTGGGGCGCCGTCTTGGTCTCTCTCTTGGTGCCAAGGTCGTTGAGAGCCTTGGCTAACTGCTGAACTGTGGGCTTGTTGCCTTTGTTCTGCTTCTTGCCGCTCGACATGTTCGGTTGACGTCGGAGTAATTCCTTATCAACTACCGTGTGTGCCGGACAGCGCTGCAATAGGCAGCCTATACAATATTTTCAACCTCCACGCGCCACCGACTAGTCGTCCATAGCCAGCTTCTCCGTGAGCGGGGACCAGGCTAGTATTTGCCCGAGTTCCGCCCCTTGGATGAGCCGCTGAAAGGCGACCAAGTCATCTTGGCTAAGGCCGTAGCGCGCGTGTACGAAGGCGAGCGTGTCTGACGCTGGCCGCAACATGTCTACCGCCCCGAGGCGGTATTCGTACACGACTGCCTTGACGTGGTCCGGAACAAGCCGGATCACGTGGTGAAGGTAGTCAGAAAGGAAGGGGACGTGTGAGCAGGCGACTAGCATTCCCTTCGCAACGCCGCGAGGGTCCTGCTTGCTGCCCACGAGAGCCCAAGGTAAGCGTGATAAAGTTCGCAAAATCTTGGGGCCCCACACGACCCGTCCGTTGACGGGGTAAGGGATGCACTGGCAAAACTCCACATCCGTGTCGTCACGGGCTTGTACGCAGGTGGTCTCAAAGCCCATGCGCATTTGGCGGGCAATGATATACTCAGGCGTGATATGGCCGTGTGTGCGGCGGTCAAAGAGGACGAGCCAGTCGTCCCCATTAAACGCCCACATCAGGTCGCCCCATCTGGGCGGCCCGAACGACATGAGGAGCCCCGCTTCATTTCTGAAAGCGGAATTCCAAGACGTCCATGTGTCACCGCTGCCGAGCTTGTTC